AAAAATGGGTAATAACCGCATTACTGGGTTAGCAGATGGAATAGCGTCTACCGATGCTGCAACCGTAAGTCAAGTAAACGCTTCTGTAGCTGGTCTTGGCACTATGTCTACACAAAACGCTAATGCTGTAGCAATTACGGGTGGAACTGTAAACGGTACTTCTGTTGGCGCAACTACCGCTTCTACTGGTGCTTTTACTAACTTTACAGCTAGTGGTACAGCTTCATTTACTAGCACAGGCGCAGTTAAAGTTCCCGTAGGAACTACTGCACAGCAACCTAGCCCAGTAACAGGAATGATTCGTTTTAACAGCACAACTAGCCTATACGAAGGTTATGGTACAAGTGCTTGGGGTGCATTAGGTGGTGGCGCAACAGGTGGTGGTAGCGACCAAATCTTTAACTTAAACGGTCAAAATGTAACTACAAGCTACTCAATCCCTAGCGGTAAAAACGCTTCAAGTGCAGGCCCTATCACTATTGATACAGGTGCTACAGTAACAATTCCAACTGGTTCAGTTTGGGTAATCGTCTAAGGAAAATATTATGGCTGGCGCACTTACAATCTCAACACTAAATGACAGTAGCGGAGTTCTTGCAACACAGAACGGAATGACTGGTATTGCTAAAGCATGGGTAAACTTTAACGGAACTGGCACAGTAGCTATTAACGGTTCGTTTAATGTGTCTAGCATTACTGACAACGGCACAGGAGACTACACAGTTAATTTCACTACCGCCATGCCTAATGCAAACTATGCAATTACTGGAACTGCTCGTATTCAAAATAACACTAATCGTGACGGTGCAATGTTGGGTACAACTGGTCAAACTGTTGCAAATACATATATGACTACTGGTGCTAGGGTTGCTGTTTTTTATCCAGTAGATGGCTCTGCGTTTGATGCGGTTGCTGTTAGCGTAGCAATTTTTGGAGCATAAATCATGGCTGGCACACTCGTAATAACAACCCTTTCAGATGGCACTAATAGCACTTCTGCAACTAATTTAGTTAAAGCACCTTGTGTTGCTTGGGTAAATTTTGATGGAACTGGGACACCTGCTATTCGTGCTTCTTACAATGTATCCTCTATTACAGATAATGGAACAGGCGATTACACAGTTAACTTTACTAACGCTTTAACTGATACTAATTATTCTATTTGCGGAACTGCTGGTGCTGGTGCAACATTTAATGCAGTAGCATTAAGTCCTTATCCGTATTCAACACAAACAACAAGTGCAATGCGATTTAGAACTTTTGGTAATGCATCAACATTGCAAGATGAAGATTTAATTTCTATTTCTATATTTAGATAATTTTTAAAGGATAAACCATGTCACAAGTAATCATATTTTCAAACTCTAACGGTGGTGTATCTACCTGCATCCCCACAGGCGAAATCAGCATTGAAGCTGTATTAGCTAAAGACTGCCCAGCAGGTGCAATCATTGTTGAGCAATCAGCACTTCCAACCGCTAATGACTTCTATGACGCTTGGGAACTAGCTGACGGAGTAGTTACTGTTAGCTTTCCTAAAGCCGTAGAACTTACTAAGAAGCGTTTACGAACAGAGCGTACCCCACTTCTAGCCGCACAAGATGTAGCGTTTCAGCGTGCTTTAGAATCAGGTGCAGACACTACTGCTATCGTTGCTGAGAAACAAAGACTGCGTGATATTACTAACATCACCGCTACAACTTTAGACGAATTACGGGCTTTGAAAGCAGAGGTTTAATATGGCTTTAGAACTTAATGGCACTACTGGAGTTCAAGGCAATAGCGGTGCTTTTGTACGAGGTACTGCTGTAGCTTCTACAAGCGGAACGAGCATTGACTTTACTAGCATTCCTAGCTGGGTTAAGCGTGTAACTGTAATGTTTCAAGGAGTAAGTACAAGCGGTACTTCTATTCCTCAAATTCAAATTGGGTCAGGTTCTTTTGTAACAACAGGCTATTTGGGAACTGGTTTTATTGCCTTAAACACATTTGCACCTGCTATTTCACAAAATTCTACAGGGTTTTTAACAGCAGGAGATTGTGCGGCTACATACACAACGCATGGTTCAATTGTTTTGACAAACATTACTGGAAACACATGGGTAATAAATGGCATTTTAGGGCAAAGTGATGCTGTTCGTATTCAAATGTGTGGCGGTTCTTTAGCTTTAGGTGGAACTCTTGACCGTGTTCGCATTACCACAGTAAACGGCACAGATACTTTTGATGCTGGTTCAATCAACATTCTTTACGAGTAAACCATGGACAGAATAGAAATTGATGTGATTACTGGTGAGCGTAAGGTTATTGAACTAATTGCTGAAGAAGTTGCACAAGCACAAGCTCAATACGCAGAATGGCTTGCAGCACAGCCAACCAAAGAAGAACAGATTGCTAAACTGCAAGAACAAATTGACGCCTTGAAAGCCTGATTATGTCTTTTGAAATCGACCCAGTTAAATACGGCCAACTTTGGGAAAAGGTTGACCAATTAACCGCCAAAGTAGATAAGCTAGAAGAAGGCATGGAAGAATTGCTTGCTTTGGCTAATAAAGGCAGGGGCGGTTTTTGGGTTGGAATGATGGTTGTTTCAGGCATTAGTTCTATTGTGGGTTTTATCGCACATTGGCTGACGAATAAATGATTTTAGAAACAATTATTGGTGCTTTAGTTCCTGTAGGTATAGACGGGATTAAAAGCCTTATTGGTAAATTTTCAGGCGGTGTAAAGCCTATTTCCGTTGATGAGCAAATAAAGCTAGACAATAACGAAATAAACAAGCTACAAGCCATTGCTGCATTAGATAACCCCTACGGTTCACCTAGCCAATGGGTAGTTGATTTAAGGGCATCTAGCCGCTATTTAGGGGCATTGTTTGTGATTGTTGTAGGCATAGGCACATTGTTTTTATCTGTAACGCCTGAAATTCAACGCATTGGCATAGAAGCCGCCAACATTGCGTTTGGGTTCTTGTTTGGTACACGCATTATGGCTAATCTTAAAAAATGAACCTAAGTCCGCATTTCACCTTAGACGAACTTACTCATACAGATCACCGCCAGTTTGACAATACGCCAAATGCGTCTGAGATGGCTAACCTTGTGCGCCTAGCTGCGTTCCTAGAAGAAGTCAAAACGGTACTAGGCGGCAAGCCAATTATGGTTAACTCAGCCTTTCGTTGCAAACAGGTAAATGATGCGGTAGGATCAAAGGACACTAGCCAGCATCGGATTGGTTGTGCCGCAGATATACGAATACCAAGCATGACCCCCGATGAAGTCGTTAAAGCTGTGATTGCATCGGGGATTGGATATGACCAAATTATTCGAGAATTTGACCGCTGGACACATATTTCTGTGCCTAATACTGCTGGGGCTAATCCTCGCAGACAAGCTCTGATTATTGACCGCAGCGGTACTAGGCCCTACGCTTAAAGCAATGCGTGGTTGTGGTAGCTTTTCTTACGAACCCTAAACTCAAATAGATTTTCATGCTCAGGGTATTCTCTAGCAAACTTCCTAGCATAATGACTAATCCAACCGTCATCTATTTTAAAGTCACCTATATTGCCAATAGCGGTTTCCCAGCGCACACGGTGAAACACGCATTTAGCTGAAAAGTATTGCCGTCTAGCCGCAACCTGCAATGAGAACTTTTTAAACATTTCCCATATGCTAGGATTTTCTGCATCATAAATTTCAAAGTTTTCTTTAGTCCATTTATTGTTCATGTTTGCACCATTAAATAGTTAGCCACGAAAAAAAAAATACTAAACGCTATCCCTAATAAAACACCCAAAATAATGTGTTTCATGTTAATGAAAAATCTTGTAACGAGGGTTGCAGGTAACTTCTACAGGTACATCGGTAGTTACACCGTTAATCTTGCGTTTGGCCGTAATAACAACTGGGCGTGTACCTGCTGATTCGCACTCGTTAATACCTAGAATGACCTGCGCCCTAGTCATGTGATACGCCTGCTTATCAGTTTCTAGGCTGACATTAGGCGGTGTGTACGATGTACACGCTGCAAATAGCAATGGTGTTAATAAAAGTAAGTTTTTCATGCGTGATCCTTTTGTTGGTATGCAGCTTGAACGCTGTCGTTGAATTTATCCCAGCCGCCTATGCTGTGAATCATCTCTAATACGCTGGTTTCAGTATTGGCTATAAAAACATCGTCTATATCGACACCGCCCACAATACCTATATCGGGTTCGTCTTTATCAATGCCGCCATGTACATCTAAGTAGGTATCGCCTACATAAAGTGATAAAACATAACTCATAATCTATTCCTTTCTTTTTCACTCCCCAATGGAGTAGCACCAGTATATTAAGTTACCTTAACAATATCAACGCATTCTTATTAGGATATACCCTAATATGTTGTAAAAATGAGACAGGTGGGGTGGGTCGGCAGTCCCGTGAAGGAGTATAGATTGTGTCTAACCCTGCCGCCCGTTCCCATTATATGCCGTTCTTGATCTGATAGACCCGTAATAGGTGTTGAAAGCACTCCCAGCCATTTTGTAACTTTTGTTCCTCAATCTCAATTAGCTTGACTTGGTTGGTCGTGCCGTTGACAAACACAATGGCGCACCGTGCTGTTGGAACGCCAAGGCCTTCACGGTAAGCCGCCAGTTGCATCTCATGTTCAAAATAAACATCGACTTTATCAAGGTCAGTATCTTTGGTCTTGAAATCGACTATAAAGCCGTTTTTAGCCATCAAATCGCATTTGCCACCAAACCCTAGCGGATGCCCAAACGACTTCTCAGGCAGCCACAGTTGCTCTCCAAACGCACTTTTAAGCGTACTATCAATCGCATCTAAATACGGTGGCTTTTCAGGCATATAAACTTGGTCAAAATAGGCTTCAATAACCGCATGAATAGCCGTACCTCGTTCCGCAGCTTCACGACCCGTAGCCTTGGAATCCTGCATTACCCTAGCCAACCAGTCGGCTTCAGGTTCGTCAGGCTGTCTTGGCAGCGTTAATGCAGCTAAGAGGACTTGTTGCTGTTTCCATGTATCAAGCCCTGCTTTCGATAACATTCCGTTAATTGTTGTAACACTTGGCAGAAGTCCGAGTTTCCGTGCGTCACGAAGCGTTGTGGCTCTTTCCCCAGTCTTGCCGATGGTTGTATAGGCTGGAGTGCCGTCTTTGGTGTACCAATGACCATTTTCTTGTGCCTTTTCTTTAACTATCATATTTGCCTTAGAACGGGATGGAAGATAAGTCATCATCTACAAGCGTAGGTTTTTCAGCTTCACGCTGTTTCTGACCACGCCATTCAGACGATTCGGTAATCTTTTCTTTGTAATACTTTGGCAGCGCATCGTACTTAGCTTGGTCAAATTCAGCCAGCCAAAAGTGATTAACAGGGTTTACGCCTTCAGGCTGAGCGTTACGCAAAGCACTAGGAACGGGGCTAATGCCGCTGATATTAGCGTACTTACCATCTTCACTATGCGTAATGTTTACCATGCAAAACTTACCAAGCAAGCCTTTAAGGTCAAAGTTCTTACGATCTTCCGCAGTCATCTTTTTATTTGACCAGCTTTCTAAATCTTGCCGTAAACGGGCTTGATCGCCTAAACTAACGGTATATCGTTTGGACACGATTAAAGGCTTTCCCTCGTCTGTTTTTAGCGGAAGTCCTGCGTCATCGTCACCGTGCAGTTCCCAAGTAAATACGACTTTGTGCATGATTTTGGTTTCGCCAGCCCATTCAGTAGCTTGATGACCTAAATCAATAATGCTATATAGCCGTGCCATATGTAAGCCAGCAGGGGCAATCTTAAAATCTTTTTGCGTATCAGTAATAATCATTTATTTGCTCCAAAAATTTGACCAAAGTCGTTCACAATGTCACGAATGACGGGGTTTACATGGGTATTGCGTTTAGGTGCGACATATCCGCAGCAATGGCGTAATAGGTCTACTTGACGATTGGTAAGAAGTACACCATCTTCCAAGTCTTTAAATACTTCATCCAGTTCAAACTGCATCTGAACTTGGTCTGCTAACTGCTGGTCGTAATCACTCATTTTTAGTCTTTCTCACCCTGTTGGGTAGTTATCACGGCACATACCGTACTTAGATATTAAGCCATCTTAAACAGTAAAACAAGAACTATTTGTAAAAATGTTGTAAATAAGTTAAGATACCTTACATGAACGCAACAGCAATTATCAAATTATTGGGTGGATGTACCCGTGTATCCAAGCTGGTCGGGGTATCTGTCCCAGCCGTATCTATGTGGCAAAACGGTGATATACCCCAAGATAAGCTGATAGTGCTGGCTGCAACGCTAGAAAAAGAATCGCATGGGCTAATTACCCGTAAGTCGCTTTTTCCCAACACTTACAAATTAATTTGGCCTGAGTTGGAATAGTGCTATACTGTGCTGGCAGAGTGATGTCTGTTTAGTAAGTAGCTCTATACACAAGACCCTTTCGGGTTGTTCTGAGTGTTTAGTAAATGATTTAGAGCCATTTATTAAGCAACATCACCTTAGAACAACCCCAAAGGGTTTTTTTATTTCTGCACGGTATTGACTGGGCGGGATCCGACACCAGCAGTCAATATACAAGTGCTACTGGGGGATAGTTGATGCAACAGCACAAATATAGGTGGCGAAGCTAGTGCCTATTCAACGAACGACTGGCGGGTTCTGTGGCTCCGAAAGGCAAACAGTTGAAGGCGAATCTAGGAAGGCTAGGTTCGTTCACCAAAAAGCAAGAAATTACTTATATAGACTTAAATATAACACTAGGGTTAATACCTAATAAATAGTTATTGCATTAGTTAAGATAACTTAATAAACTGGTGTTACTCAATAACGAGTGAAATAGAAAAGGACACCAAAATGACATACATAAGCAACCAAATTATTCAACAGGCTGTAGATTTAATTATCAATACACGGGATTTTTGCGGTGATGAAAAACAAGCCGTAAAAGAATTCTGTATTGAAGAGAACATCAGCGATTGGAAAAAAGTATGGGGCATTGCTAATTTCAGGGCCAATGCTACTTGGAATCAATATAAAAAAGAAGCTGGCGTTAATCCAAAATATTGTTTTTAAATTAAACCAGCCCCTACGGGGGGCTACCTTTAAAGGTGAGATAGACATGAAAGATTTATTAGGTGCTTGCATACTTGGTGCAATTCTTGGCGCAATGATCGCCCTTTCCATATGATTGAAACCATTGTTATAGTATTTGCAATAGGCGTATTTATTCTATTTGCAACCCTTATGGTGCTTGCTGCCATACTTCTTTTTTGGATAAAGTAATGACATTTTTAGTCGCTAACATACCCCCAGTTAAATGTTTTGTGCGTAAAGAGTTCCTTTACAACCATGAGAAAGGACACGGGGAATTAGAGCCTTGTGTGTGGATGACCGCCAAAGCCATTAAATTC